TCCAGCAGCTTTGGATACATTGAATGAGCTTGCAGCAGCTTTGAATGATGATGCTTCATTCTCCACAACTGTAACTAATAGTATTGCAGCTAAGCTTCCCTTGGCTGGTGGCACTATGTCTGGCAACATTGCCATGGGTACTAATAAGGTGACTGGCTTAGGCACACCTTCTAGCAGTACAGACGCAGCTACTAAAGGCTATGTAGACACTGTTGGTGATGCTAAGTTAGCCTTGGCAGGTGGAACTATGACAGGTAACATTGTCATGGGATCTAACAAGGTTACATCTACAGCTACCCCTTCAGCTGATAGTGATCTAACAACTAAGACTTACGTTGACAGTATCCTTGGTAGTGCTACATCTGCAGCTACATCAGCCTCAGCAGCAGCTACATCTGCAACCAATGCAAGTAACTCAGCCTCAGCAGCTTCTACAAGTGAATCTAATGCCTCAGCAAGTGCCTCAGCAGCTGCAGCATCTTATGATAGCTTCGATGATCGCTACTTAGGCTCTAAAACATCAGCTCCATCAGTTGACAATGACGGTAACTCGCTGTTGACAGGTGCTTTGTACTGGAATACATCGACTAGCAATTTATTCGTGTGGACAGGTTCAACATGGGCTAACGCAGCATTTACAGCAGGTGGCTTTGCTACGTTGACAGGTACAGAAACCCTGACAAACAAGACCCTGACAACGCCAATAATCTCAAGTATTAGCAATACTGGCACATTGACGCTACCAACAAGCACAGACACATTAGTTGGCAGAGCAACAACTGATACTCTAACTAACAAAACCATTGAAGCTGGCACGTTTACCAACGGCTATACAGAGGAAGTGGCAACAGCCAATACCAGTACGGCTTACACGATTGACCTTGCTGGTGGCTCTGTGCAAATCTTGACGCTGACAGGTAATTGCACATACACATTTCCAACACCAGTAGCGGGTAAAAGTTTTATTTTGATTCAAAAGCAAGATGGCACAGGTGGTCGCACAGTCACATGGCCTGCGTCTGTTGACTGGCCCGGAGCAACCGCACCAACGTTGACAGCTACGGCATCTAAGGCTGATAAATTTGTTTTTACGGCTATTGATGGTTCTAACTGGCTCGGTAGCAATGCTGGTCAAAACTATACAGTTTGAGGTAAATAATGTTTTCATCAAATACAACAGGAGAAACTGAAGTGCCAAGAGCAGAATCAACTTACGATATTCCCGGAACCTACTCGTGGGTTTGCCCGGCGGGTGTGACTTCTGTCAGCGCGGTTTGCGTTGGCGGTGGGGGCGGTGGTGCGTACTCTGGCGGAGGCGCTGGCGGGGCTTTGGCTTACGCAAACAACATTTCGGTGACACCCGGCACGTCTTATACAGTTGTGGTTGGCGCTGGTGGTAAGGCAAACGGTAACGCTGATGGAGCAGCGGGTGTTACCTCTTACTTCAACAACACATCTACCGTCGCAGGGGGTGGAGGTGGCGGCGGACTTAATACCGGGCGTTCAACCGCTGGTGTTGTGGTCGCTGGAACTGGCGGCAGTGGAGGCCAAGGCGGGAACGGGAGTTCAGCGGCGGGCAGCGGCGGGGGTGGCGGTGCTGGTGGCTATTCAGGCGCAGGGGGCAGAGGTGGCGATCAGAATGCAAGCGGTACGTCTGGAGCAGGTGGAGGCGGTGGTGGCGGTGGTGGCGGCGATTCGCTTTCTGGGGGCGGCGGCGGTGTTGGCGTTCGTGGTCAAGGCGGCAGCGGTGCAGCAGGCACTTGGACATCAGGCTCTGGCGTAAGTACTGGAGGGGGTGCTGGATCGTCTGGTCAAGTTGGTTATAGTAATTCAGATTGGTTTACAACCACTTCCATTGGCCGTTCTGGTCGAGGTGGTATGTTTGGCGCTGGTGGCGGCGGAAGCACTGCATTGGGCGACCAACAACCCGGCACTGCTGGCGCAGTCCGTATCGTCTGGCCCGGCACAACTCGCACATTCCCATCCACTGACGTTGGCACACCATAAGGAGAAAACAACATGCTTGCAAAAATTGAAAATGGTGTGGTGACTCAGTGGCCTTTGGGTGAGCACTTTATTCAGACAGAACACCCAAACACTTCGTTTGCCTTCCCATTAAGTGACCAAACTATTGCGCAGTTCGGCTTTGCGCGGTTCACTTACTCCGACCCGGCAACTTACGACGCAGAATTCCAAGAAGCCAGAGAGATTACACCAGTGCTGAATGGTATTGTGGCAACTCAAGCGTGGAAAATTGTAGAAAAATTCAGTGCTGAAGAAAAAGCTGCTTATATTGTTAAGCGTGACGCAGACCTTCTTGATGCAAAAAAAGAATTTGTACGTTTAATAAGAAACGAAAAATTGAGGTCATCAGATTGGACACAAGTAGCTGATGCACCTGTTGACAAAGCAATATGGGCTACATATCGCCAAGCATTGCGTGATGTAACTGCACAGAGTGGATTCCCTTGGACTATTACATGGCCTGATGCACCATGACACAAGAAGTAACTCATGAGCACATCTATGATCGCCTACTGGCTGTAGAAGTTAAAGTAGATAACATAGAAAAAAATACAGAACACGTAATTAAAGCCTTTAACGCTGCTTCAGGTGCTTTCCTAGTACTTGAATGGATCGCTAAAGCTGTGAAACCTATTATTATTATAGGTGCTTTCTTCGGGGCTATTTGGTTAGCTATTGACAGTAAATTTAATGGAGTAAAATAACTATGGCATTGGTAACTCTTTTAAGTGGCGTAGCAGCCACAGGTGCTTCACAAGGAATTCGTACAGATGGTTTAGTACCAGCTCATGTACAGATTTCAGGTATTACTATTGGTACAGTGGCTGTTCAAGGCTCTGTAGATGGTTCAACATGGGCTACAGTAGCTACAGCTTTGACAGCTGATGGTATTGTAACGCTTACATCACCCCCACCATATATACGAGCTAACGTAACAGCTTTTACATCAGGTGCTATTACAGTTAAAATCTTTTATTAAAAGAAGTCTAAAAAGCTTGACATTACTTTAAAAGTATGTTAATATAGTATTATAGATATAAGGAATATTAATGGCTACGACTTATTTACAGTTGGTCAATAACGTATTGATACGATTAAGAGAGACTGAAGTATCGTCGGTTGGTGATACTCCTTATAGTTCTTTGATTGGTGTGTTTGTTAATGACGCTAAGAGAGAGATTGAGGATGCTTACGATTGGAATGTACTAACTACTACCATTGTTATTCCAACAGTAGCAGGTACTCGTAACTACACTCTGACAGGCTCAGGTCAAAGGTTCCGGACTCAGGATGTCTTAAATGACACTCAAGATTATCCAATGCAAGCTGTACCAACTAACTGGATGAATAGACAATATTATCTAGGTACAATACAAAATGCAGCTCCTTCATACTATAACTACTCAGGCATCACTAACGATGATACTAACGTAGACATCTGGCCTCAACCTGATACAGTGTATCAGTTAAGGTTTGAGTTAGTTATTCCTCAAGTTGACTTAGTAGCTAACTCTGACCTGTTGAAGGTTCCTCCTTACTTAGTACAGATGCTGGCATACGCTAAAGCTGTTGGTGAACGAGGTGAAGATGGTGGTTCAGCCTTTGGTGAAGTATATCAGCAGTATCGTTTAGCTTTGGCAGATGCTATTGCTATTGAGAAGAATCGTTATGATGATGAAAACACTTGGATTGATGTCTAATGGTTGCTAAGCTCTTAACCACTACAGTATCAGCTCCGGGCTTCATGGGGCTAAATACACAGGATAGCTCAATCTCTTTAGAGGCTGGTTATGCTACTGTGGCTAATAATTGTGTGATTGATAAGTTTGGACGTATTGGTGCTCGTAAAGGGTGGACTTTATCTCATGCATACAACAGCGACTTAGATATTTCTGATGTTAAAGCTATTGGTGAGTTAATTGACATTGCTGGTAACTCATACATTATTGCTGCTGGTAACAATAAACTATTTAAGCTTGTAGGTTCTACTCTTACTTTGCTGACATACGGGGGTGGTGGCACAGCCCCTACTATCACAGACAGCAACTGGCAGATGGCTCCTTTGAATGGTGTCTTATATCTGTATCAAGCTGGACATGATCCTCTAGTGTTTGACCCTGCTGTCAGTACTACTACATTTAAACGTGTATCTGAGAAGACTGGCTATGTAGCTACAGTGTCCAGTAACAATACAGTTATCAGTGCCTATGGTCGTACATGGAGTGCTAATAATGCAACAGTTAAGAGTACCATTCAGTTCTCAGACTTACTTTCAGGTCATGTATTAAGTACTGGTACG